ATGATAGACTGCGTGCAGTCTATCACTCAGGGCTACCCCCGCACAGAGAACTGGTGCAAAGCCCATACCAAAAAACCATAGTGTTTACGCTGTAAACCCTAAACCGAGCGGGCACAAAAAAGCCCCGTAAAAACGGGGCTTGGTGGGAGAGGGAAAACCCTAGTTTACTTGCCAGTCTCGCAACCATGCATGCTGCACGTCATCCCATAGCGGGTGAAACGGGGATGTGGGCGCAAGTAGGCGGCTGTCATTGTCTAGGGTTTCATCCGTAGGTGCATCATAAAAGCAAACGCGGGTTTCAAAAGAATAGTCCATGATAGGGGCTCCAGTTAACGGGGCCGGGTTTCCCCGGCCCCTAGGGTTTACGCTGCGAAAACGTCCTTCGCCATTCTCAGCATTTTGATTGCTTCGATAGCGTCAAAATCAACCTTATCCTCTTTCGCCTTGCGAATCGAATCAATCATATCCTGACACTTTTTTGCGTACACTTCGCCCATTGTCTTTTTCGCCTGAGCGCCGCGCTCGGTTTCTTCAAACTTTTTCAAGTGCTCCGCGACACGTTTCATGTGCACATTGTCCACACGATTTTTGTAGTACCGGCGGTCGGCGCGCTCCTGGTCAGTGAAACCGATTGTGCTGCTAGCAGTAAGCAAAGTAGCTACATTCGGTTTTTGCGCCTGAATCACAATTTCGCGGATACGCTCATATGTGGCTTTCACATAGTCCGAGCTGTTATCCACAATGTGGCCGAAACGCACGCCAGCCATGTATAGGTTGGACGCCGCCGAAACCCACTTAGCATTAGCAGCATCCTCTTGACCTACTGCTACTGTGAGAGCTTTTACAACCTCAGGGCTGTTAAGGGTGAGCTCTTTTGTGGCCTTGGCCACGGGGGAAATAACATTTACTGACATATCTAAACCTCTTTACATCTAATCACTAGGAAACCGCCTAGCCGGTATGGACACTATGTTGTGTGTCCATGAGCTGAATTGTACCACGAAATAACCCCCATGTCAAGTGTTTACGCTGTTACCCCTATCCGAGACCCCCACACCCCCTTTTTACCTAGAAGGAGTCCCAGGGTCCCCACACAGTGCGGAACACACCCGGTACTCATTTTTAAACTCGACCCCCCACCCCCTATATATTTTGTAGTACTTTTTCCCCTTTTGGTCTCCCACTGCATCACGCTTTCTGCGCGCACTCTACGCGTTTCAACTCCGCTACTTCGTAGTACTTTTTCCCCTTTCTGCTTTCTAACACCTACCCGGTGACCACCACCCCCCTTCTTTTTGTACCCCCGGATACCCCCTTTTGTTTTTCAGTCCCTTTGCTCGCTAACCGGCTAGCGAGACACCCCCGGTAAGGAGTCCCAACCTCCTCCAGTTTTTGTGCTACAGTGGTACATCTTCCCGTTTACTCGGTGCCTATGATTAACGTAACGCCTACTGCGGAACACCCTGTTCCGTTTGACCTGTCCGATGAGCAGCCCAAGACTCATGCGGATAGCGTAGCCATTGCCGTGAATACCGCTGACCTGATTGCTCAGCTAGGTGGAAGCATTGACTACGGTAACGAAGACCTAGAAGCTGCGAAGAAGCTCATACTAGGTGAGGGAAAACCCGAGAAGCCTAAAACGCTGGCCATATCTGCACAGGCCCAAGCTACATCGGTGCTCATCAAGCAGTTCGACTACACGGCCTTTGCCGACCAACTACAAGCGCGGAACTTCATCACCAACCGCCTGATAGAGATAGCAGCGTGCGGAGACACGAAACATGAACTCAAGGCGTTAGAACTGCTAGGTAAACACAGCGATATCGGCCTCTTCACTGAGCGCAGCGAGATTCATGTGCACCACACCACATCCGTAACACTTGAGAACAGCATCAAGGAGCGGGTCAAGCGGCTATTGAATGCCGAGGTCACAGACGTAACACCACTAGACGACCTTGACCTCCAGCTTGGGCCGGAAGAACCGTTCCAGCCCGTAGAACACCCACAAGACGAACAGTCAGAGGCCCAAAACGGTGAGTGACATCACTCTAAAAGACATTGAGACCCTGCTTAGCTCGGGAAAATTGACCGAGAGTGACCTCCGTGTGCTCGAAGCGCAGCTAAATAAGCTGGAAAAGCTCAAAGAAAAAGAACTTTGTGCCACAAGATTCATCAAATTCGTTGAAAAAGTCTGGCCAACGTTCATTTCTGGGGCGCACCACAAGAGAATGGCCAATGCGTTCGAGCGCGTAGCCCGTGGAGAGTGCAAAAGGCTCATCATCAACATGCCGCCACGGCATACCAAGTCAGAATTTGCGTCTTATTTGCTCCCGGCGTGGTTTTTGGGGCAGTTTCCGGGCAAAAAAGTCATCCAGACATCACACACTGCCGAGTTGGCCGTGGGTTTTGGTAGAAAAGTGCGTAACTTGGTGGACTCAGACATCTACCACGAGATTTTTCCCGAATTGCACCTCCAAGCGGACTCCAAAGCGGCTGGCCGGTGGAACACCAGCAAGGGCGGCGACTACTTCGCTATCGGTGTGGGCGGTGCGGTGACCGGTAAGGGTGCTGACATCCTCATCATTGACGACCCACACTCAGAACAAGAGGCGGCGATGGCCGCGAGCAACCCAGAAGTCTATGACAAGGTGTACGAGTGGTACACGTCAGGCCCACGTCAGCGTCTCCAGCCCGGAGGCTCTATTGTTATTGTTATGACCCGGTGGTCTCAGAGGGACTTGACCGGTCAGGTCTTGCGTGCAGCCGCTGCGCGTAGTGGTGAGGAGTGGGAGGTCATCGAGTTCCCGGCCATCCTGCCCTCGGGCAATCCACTGTGGCCGCAGTTCTGGTCTATTGAGGAGTTGGAGGCGCTGCACAAAGAGCTGCCCAACGCCAAGTGGCAGGCGCAGTACCAGCAGAACCCAGTGGGTAACGAGTCCGCTATTGTGAAGCGAGACTGGTGGAAATGGTGGGAGAAAGACCACCCACCCCAGTGCGAGTACATCCTCCAGACGTGGGACACGGCGTTTGAGAAATCCAACCGGGCCGACTACTCCGCTGGGACGACGTGGGGGATTTTTAGCCTTGACGAGGACAAGCAGAACAAGAACATCATCCTGCTCAACACCTACAAGAAGCGGGTGGAGTATCCAGACCTCAAGCGCGACGTGCTGGCCGAGTACCGGGAGTTTGAGCCGGATGGGGTGTTGATTGAGAAGAAGGCGTCAGGTGCACCTCTTATATATGACCTTCGGGCGATGGGCATACCAGTGCAGGACTACACGCCGGGTAAGGGCCAAGACAAGATTGCTCGTCTCAATGCAGTATCAGACATAATCGCCTCGGGAAAAGTATGGGTGCCACAAACACGGTGGGCAGAAGAGTTGGTCGATGAGATTGCGGAGTTCCCGTCCGGGCAGCACGACGACTTAGTGGATGCGACAACATTGGCGCTTATGAGGTTCAGGCAAGGTGGGTTTCTCCGACTGCCCAGTGACGAGCCGGAAGAGATTCAGTATTTCAGACGCCGCAACGAGCGGTTCTATTCAGTCTAACGCGAAGGAAAGATTATGGCTACGAGTTCAATGGACAAATCCCTGTACCAAGCTCCAGTGGGGCTGGCCGAGATGATGGACGCTCCTGATGTGGAGATTGAGGTCGAAGACCCGGAGTCCATGAGTATCAGTATGGGGGACGTAGAGATTGACCTCGAACCCCAGAAAGAAACTGCTGAAGCCTTCGATGCAAACTTGGCCGACTTCATGGACGACTCGGAGCTTCAAGCTCTGGGTAACGACTTGGTGGACGACTTCGTCAAGGACGGCATGGACCGTAAGGACTGGATTAAGACCTACATTGACGGACTGAAGCTGCTGGGTCTGAACTACGAAGAGCGCACTGAGCCGTGGCAAGGTGCATGTGGTGTGTTCCACCCAATGTTGACCGAGGCAGTTGTGCGGTTCCAGTCCGAGGCGATGATGGAGACCTTCCCAGCGATGGGCCCGGTGAAGACACAGATTGTGGGTGAGACCGACCTGCTGAAGGAAGAGTCTGCTGCCCGTGTCCGTGAGGACATGAACTACCAGCTTACCGAGGTGATGACCGAGTACCGCCCGGAGCACGAGAAGATGTTGTGGTCACTGCCGCTGGCAGGCTCTGCGTTCAAGAAGGTCTACTACGACCCGAGCAAAGAACGTCAGATGGCGATGTTTGTCACCGCCGAGGACATCGTAGTGCCGTATGGAGCCAGTAGCTTGGAGACTGCCGAGCGGGTCACGCACGTCATGCGTAAGACCAAGAATGAAGTGTTGAAGCTGCAAGAGGCTGGGTTCTATTGCGACGTGGACCTCGGTGAGCCGTCGATGGAGTTGGATGACATCGAGAAGCAGAAGGCTGAAGAGCAGGGCATGACTGCCTTGCAGGACGACCGGTTTCGTATCCTTGAGATGCACGTTGACTTGGACCTCCCCGGTTACGAGCACAAGAACAAGAAGGGTGAGCCCACGGGCATCGCACTGCCGTACGTGGTGACGTTGGAGAAGTCCACCCGTCAGATTCTGGCCATCCGTCGCAATTGGTACGAGGACGATGAGCTCCACAGCAAGCGCCAGCACTTTGTGCACTACCAGTACATCCCCGGCTTCGGCTTCTATGGATACGGTCTTATCCACTTGATTGGTGGCTACGCTCGTAGCGCCACGATGCTCATCCGTCAGTTGGTGGATGCCGGTACGCTGTCTAACCTGCCCGGTGGCTTGAAGTCCCGTGGCCTGCGTATCAAGGGTGATGACACTCCCATCCAGCCGGGCGAGTTCCGCGACGTGGATGTGCCAAGCGGCTCTATCCGGGACAACATTCTCCCTCTGCCGTACAAGGAGCCAAGTCAGGTTCTGTTTGCGCTGTTCCAGAACATCGTCCAAGAAGGTCGGGCGTTTGCATCCAGCGGGGACATGAACGTCTCGGACATGAGCACCAACGCTCCGGTGGGCACCACATTAGCCCTACTCGAAAGAACCCTGAAAGTGATGACGGCTGTTCAGGCCCGCATCCACTACTCGATGAAACAGGAGTTCAAGCTCCTCAAAGTCATCATCGCCGACTACACACCGGGGGAGTATGACTACGAGCCAGTGGATGCTGGCCGTCGGGCGAAGAAGGAAGACTACGATGCCGTGGATGTCATCCCGGTCAGTGACCCAAATGCCGCGACGATGGCACAGAAGATTGTGCAGTATCAAGCGGTATTGCAGTTGGCCCAGTCAGCCCCGCAGTTGTACAACTTGCCACTTCTGCACCGTCAGATGATTGAGGTCTTGGGTATCAAGAATGCCGAGAAGCTCGTGCCGGTGGATGATGACGCAGTGCCGACGGACCCCATACAGGAAAACCAGAACGTGCTGATGGGCAAGCCGGTCAAGGCGTTTATGGAGCAGAACCACCAAGCGCACATTCAGGTGCACATGTCTGCGATACAGAACCCCAAGATTCAGCAGATGCTACAGATGAACCCAGCAGCCCAAGCCATCATGGCCGCAGCTATGGCGCACGTCAACGAGCACGTTGCCTTTGAGTACCGCCGACAGGTTGAGCAGGCGATGGGCATGGCCCTGCCGTCTGAAGAGCAGAACAAGCAGGTGTCTCCTGAGTTGGCTGACCAGATTGCGATGTTGGCCGCGCAAGCATCCCAGCAGTTGCTCCAACGTGACCAGCAAGCAGCCCAGCAACAGCAGGCTCAACAGAAGATGCAGGACCCCGTGGTCCAGATGCAGATGCAAGAACTCCAGCTACGTCAGCAGGACTTGGAGCTTAAAAAGCAAAAGCAAGCGACAGACGCTGCTGCCAAGGCCGACCAGATTGAGATTGAGAAGGCGCGGATTGCTGCCCAGAAGGAAATCGCAGCTATGCAGGTAGGGGCTACCGCAGCCGCTGCACGGGACAAAGTTCAGAAACAGCAGCAGACCGATGGCATGCGTATGGGCGTGGAGATTGCCAAGCACAGGGCCCAGATGGTAGTGCAGAACGCACAGCGTATGGCACAGAGACAACAACCCTCGCAAAAACCGCCTAAGAAAGGGTAAACATGGACAACGACCGGGTACTTAACTACCTTGCGACTGAGATTGAGAAATTACGTACCGACCAAGCTTCGTTTTTAGCTATGGGTCGAGCAAACGATTTTGCCGAGTATCGGCATGTCTGTGGAGTCATCCGGGGTCTGACTCATGCGGAAACCATCGTTAGAGACCTCGTGCAAAGACTGGAGAAAATTGATGACTGAATTTGATGTCGCCGCTGTGGACTTGTCCGGCATTCTTAATACGAGTGCAGAAGACAAAGCCAAGCAGTTGCCTGACCCTAAGACCTTTCAACTTCTGTGCGTTGTTCCAGAAGCTATGGAGGAGTATGCGGACAGTGAAGTTGGGCTGCTTAAGGACAGCAAGACCATGCACTATGAAGAAGTACTGACCCCAGTGCTGTTTGTAGTCAAGATGGGCCCTGATGCATTTCAAGACAAAACCCGGTTCCCTAGTGGGCCTTCGTGTGCACTGGGTGACTTCGTCATTGTCCGACCCAATTCAGGCACCCGCTTGAAGATTCACGGGCGTGAGTTCCGGCTCATTGCAGATACCTCAGTCGAGGCAACAGTCGAAGACCCTAGAGGCATATCAAGAGCAGCATGAAAACATGTTCTTCATGCAGGGTAGAAAAACCCGCAGACCAATTTGTAAGGGCGCAATGTAAACCTTGCCGCAATCAAAAAATTATGGCGTGGCGCAAGGCAAACCCGGACAGATGCAGGGCTGCAAAACAAAAGTACTACGCTTCGGATAAAGGTAAAACGCAGAAACGTAAAGAAGACGCCGCATATGTAGCGTCCGGGGGTAAGGCCCTTTCTGAACGTAAACGTGCGGAACAACCTGTATCTGAGGCTAGAAAACAAGCCAGACTCCGGTATCAATTGATGCGCCGGTCTGGTGAAAAAGTACTTAACCCATTTGATGCTTGGGTATTGAAAGAAGCTGTCGAACTTGCCCGGTTGCGTAAGCAAGTATGTGGTGGGGAATGGCATGTGGACCACATTGTCCCAGTCAGCAAAGGTGGGCTATGCACACACGACAACTTACAAGTTGTCCCGGCCTATTGGAACCGGTCAAAATCCAACAAACACACCGAGCAATTTTTTGCCCGTGCTTAAGGAGTAATGTATGCCTGAATATGATGAGTTTGACTTCCCTGATGAGGTAGAGGCTAAGGCTTCTGCCAAGGTAGAGGAAAAGTTTGAGGTGGAGATTGAAGACGATACTCCGCCCCAAGACCGTGGCCGCAAACCCGCGCCTCCGGTTGATGACCCCACTGAAGACGAGTTGGCTGGCTACGACGAGAAAGTCCAAGCGCGTATCAAAAAGTTCACCCGTGGTTATCACGATGAACGCCGCGCCAAGGAAGAAGCTCTGCGTGAACGCCAAGCCGCCGAAGCGTTTGCCAAGCAGGTGTTTGAAGAGAACAAGCGCCTCCAGCAACAGCTATCTACGGGCAGTAAAGCTTATATCGAGCAGTCCCAGCACAGCGCAGAAAGTGAACTTACTTCAGCCAAGAAGAAGTACAAAGATGCGTATGAGGCCGGGGATGTGGATGCGCTAACTGAAGCGCAGGCTGAGATTGCCGCAGCAACCTTGAAGATTGATAAGACGCGCAATATGCGTCCCGTTGAAGTCGAGGAGAAAGAATATACCCCCGCGCAAAATGCTGCACCGCAACAACAGAAACTTAGCCCCCGCGCTCAGAAATGGGCCGACAGCAACCAAGATTGGTGGGGTAGGAATGAAGAAATGACAATGCTCGCTATGGGTATTGACAGAAGGTTGCAAAAGGAGTATGGTGCCGAGTATGTGGGTACTGAAGAGTACTTCCGCACCATCGATAAAACGATGCGCAAAAGATTTCCTGAGCATTTTGAAGATGTTCAGAGCGAAGAACCGGACGAGGAACCAACTCCCCGCCGTGCAACTAAAGCTACTGTCGTGGCACCCGCTGCGCGTAGCACATCGCCTAACCGTATTCGGTTGAAGGCATCCGAAGCCGCCACTGCGCGTCGTCTTGGGGTACCTTTGGAAGAATATGCTCGTCAGGTTGCTTTACTTAAAAGAGGTTAAAAATGGCTGAAGTTAAACAAAATCGTTTAGACCGTGAACTGGATACCCGCTCTGACTGGGCCCGCCCTGATAAATGGCGTGCCCCAGAAACGCTTCCACAACCTAACCCCCGCCCCGGCTGGAGTCACAGGTATGTTCGCATCAGCTTTTTGGGTCAACCCGACCCATCTAACATCTCTGGAAAGTTACGCGAAGGCTACGAACCCGTGAAAGCGGATGAATACCCCGAGCTTATGGTGCACGCCGTTGTCGATGGCCGCTTCAAGGGCAATATCGAAATTGGTGGGTTGGTGCTTTGCCGCATTCCGGCTGAGTTCATGTCACAACGGGATAAACATTATTCCGACTTGAACAAGTCTCAGATTGAATCGGTTGACAACAACTATCTTCGTAACAGTGACCCTAAGATGCCTATGTTCGCAGAACGCAAATCTAAGGTCACATTTGGTTCAGGTTCTTAATTTTTTCTAGGAGTTTTTATGGCATATCCTGTCGTATCAGCGCCGTACGGTCTCTTGCCGCAGAACCTTATTGGAGGTCAAGTATTTGCTGGTTCCACCCGCATGTACAACATCCAGTACGGTTACGCGACTGACATCTTCTACGGTGACTTTGTTGTTCTATCCCGTGGCTTTGCCACACGCGCCTCGGTTACTACCGGCACTGGTCTGAATCAGACCGTTGGTATTTTCTTGGGTTGCACCTACACCAACCCCACGACTAAGCAGAAGCTGTTCTCTCAGTATTGGCCCGCAAGCACCGCTGCCGGTGACTGCCAAGCCTATATCTTGGATGACCCTGATGCCGTGTTCAAGGCGGTTGTTTGCAGTTCCGGCACTACCGTTGCTTCTGGCGCTATGGCGATGATTGGCACTAACCTGTCAGCCATCAACAACACCGGCAGCACCAACACCGGTAACTCGGCTAACGCTGTTTTGGCTCCTTCGGACACTCCTGTTACCACCACCCTGCCTTTGCGCATGATTGGTCTGGTTACGGATACCGCAGTTTCCTTGGGTACTGCTACTTATAGTTCGGGTACTACTACCCTGACCGTGAGTGCTCTGCCTTTTGCACTGCCCGTTGGTACGGACGTTTCTGTGTTGACTACTAGTGGTCAGCTTGCACAGACTGGTTCTTTTGTGGATACCGCAGCAGCCGCTGGCGCAACCTCCGTTGTGCTGAACCAAGCCGCGTCTTTCACTCTGAACTCGGGTGTTTACACCTCGACCGTCGTTTTCACCCAGTACCCCGAAATCTTGGTTAAGTTCAACCAAGGTCTGCACGGTTACTACTCTGCCACTGGCGCATAAGGAGTAAATCATGGCTATTTCACGCGCACAGCTACTTAAAGAGTTGCTCCCCGGATTGAACGCTTTGTTCGGTCTGGAGTACGCCCGCTACGGCGAAGAGCACAAGGAAATCTACGAAACCGAAACCTCGGAGCGTAGCTTTGAAGAGGAAACCAAGCTGTCTGGCTTCTCCGCCGCTCCGGTGAAGAACGAGGGCTCTGCCATTGCTTATGACAATGCGCAGGAAGCTTGGACCACTCGCTACAACCACGAGACCATCGCTTTGGGCTTCTCCATCACTGAAGAAGCAGTGGAAGACAATCTGTACGACAGTCTGTCTGCCCGCTACACCAAGGCTCTGGCCCGTGCTATGGCGTACACCAAGCAGGTTAAAGCTGCTGCTGTTATCAACAACGGTTTCTCCGCAGCTTATGCTGGTGGCGACGGCGTTGCTCTGTTCAGCACTGCTCACCCGCTGGTCAATGGTGGCACCAACAGCAATCGTCCTTCCACCGCTGCCGACTTGAACGAGACTTCCTTGGAAGCCGCCGTTATTCAAATCGCTGCTTGGACCGACGAGCGTGGTCTGTTGATTGCTGCTAAGCCTAAGAAGCTGATTGTTCCACCATCTCTGCAATTCGTTGCTACCCGTCTGTTGGAAACCAGCCTCCGTGTTGGTACTACCGACAACGATATCAACGCGTTGAAGAACAACGGTTCGATTCCTGAAGGTTACACAATTAACCACTTCTTGACGGACAGCAACGGCTGGTATCTGACCACTGACGTGCCTAACGGTATGAAGCACTTTGTGCGTTCGCCTTTGGCTAACTCAATGGACGGTGATTTTGACACCGGAAACGTACGTTACAAGGCCCGCGAGCGTTATTCGTTCGGCTGGTCTGACCCTCTGGGTATGTACGGTTCGCCCGGTTCGTCCTAATCTAGGGTTTACCCTAGTTGAGAGGGGCCCCTTCGGGGGCCCTTTTTATTTATTGCACCCCCCTGAAAAATGGTGTATATTGCACTCACTCCGGGGTTACCGGCGCATCAAACTAGTCCCGGCTAGACGACATACCGATTGATGCGCTTCACTTGTATGTAAGGACTCATCATGGGATTCGCTACTCACCTTGGCCCGTGGCTGCTTGGCACTGTTAAAAACACCACCGGCACTACCGTAGGCACTATTGAAAACCTCGGCGCGACCGTTGTTTCTCAGACCTTCAAGAAGGACTACACAGGTCAAGCTGCTTCGGCAACCACTGACACCATCTGCGTACTCCCCGCAGGCGCTCAGATTGTCAACATCATGATTGACACCACCGTCGCGTTTACCGGCTCTACCGCCGCTAACGTCAGCATCGGTGATGGCACTACCGCCGCTTTGTATTGGGCCTCTACCGATGTGACCTCTGCTGGCCGTGCTGCTATCAGCGGCGCAGCAGCTAAGTTGGGCGCATGGTGTGGTGCAGCATCTACCGCATCCCCCAACGGTGTTGGTATCGGTTCGACAGACGTGAAGGTCGTTGCCACAATGACCCCAACCGTTGCTGCGGTGACCGCTGGTACTGTGCAGTACACAATCCAGTACGTTGTTGCTAACTCCAACGGCGCTCAGTTCCCATCGCCCACTGAACAGTAATTAGTCTCGGGGGCTTCGGCCCCCGCTTTATAGGAGATTGATTATGATGCAGACAGACGTTAAAGCTACGCACGTAGAAGCTACGGGCACAGTGGTATCTGGGCGCAACCGCCTCAAGGCATACCATTGCATTTCCGGTGGGACAGCAGGTGACGTTATTTTCCGAGACGGAGGTGCTTCTGGCACGATTCGCCTGCAATTTAATATTGGTACAGGTACGCAACCCGTTTCATTGCTCATCCCCAGCGAAGGCATTTTGTTCAATACGGACATCCATGTAACGCTTCCTACCGCCGCAAAAATTACGACGTTCTATGGCTAAGAAAAACCCCTCTCTTGCAGTTGGTCGTGGCGAGAAGCTGCCCGTTTCCAAGGGGGCTGGTTTGACGGCTAAGGGCCGTGCCAAGTACAACGCTGCAACAGGCAGCAATCTCAAAGCTCCGCAGCCGCAAGGTGGCCCGCGCAAGAAGTCATTCTGTGCTCGTATGAGCGGTATGCCGGGGCCAATGAAAGACGAGAACGGGAAGCCAACCCGTAAAGCTGCCTCTTTGGCAAGATGGAAATGTTAGGAACACAAAATGGCTGATATCAAATACACAGACTCAACCCCCGTAGATGAGCCCGTGGCTCCTCCTCCAAAAAAGAAATCTTCCGCTACCAAGCAATCCAAGCCTGTTCTTTACCCTGACTCCGTCCCAGTGGATGAGCCAGTCCGTAAAGCGGCTGGTGGCTCGGTATCCAGCGCATCTTCTCGTGCAGATGGTGTTGCCCAACGCGGCAAGACAAAAGGACGGATGTGCTAAATGGAATCGCTCAACACAGTATGGTCTGCGGGCCTAACAATGGCTACGACGGTAATCGGTTTTCTAATCAAGGAAAAATTTGCAGAACTGAACCGGATAAGCATTTTGCTCAACAAGACCCGAGAGGAAATTGCTCGTGATTACGTTACTCAAACAGAAATTCAGCGCATTACTGACCACATTGACCAACGCTTTAACAAGCTTGAAGCAAAAATTGACCAGCTTCTTCGTGCGGGGAAATGATGCCAGCGACAAGCGCTAAGCAAAAGAAATTCATGGATGCTGCAGCGCACAACAAAGCGTTTGCCCAGCAGTCCGGGGTACCTCAGTCCGTTGCAAAAGACTTTAGCGAAGCTAGCAAAGGAATGAAGTTTGGTAAGGGGCCTAAATCACGGGCCGATTTGCAACGCATCAACAAGCCTGAGACTCGACAAGGCAAAATGGAACTATTTAAGAAAGGTGGTGACACTATGGCTACTAAGATGAACCCCGGTTTTATGGCGATGATGGCTAAGAAGAAGGGCGCTGCTCCTTCCGCAATGGGTAAGCCGACCATGAAAAAAGGTATGGACGTGGCTAAAGACGGCATGAAGAAGATGGCTTCTGGCGGTCTGGCTGCTGGCCACAAGAGCGCCGACGGTATTGCCTCCAAGGGCAAGACCAAGGCTCGTCAAGTGAAGATGAACAAGGGCGGCATGGCTTGCTAAGGAGCTAATCATGGCTGATGAAGAAAAAACTTCCCCCAAGCGTCCTGACCAAAGCCGTCTCAAGGTCACTAAAGAAGAGCTAGAGGCATCGGGCCTTAGCTTGCGTGACTACATGAACAAACAGCTTGGGCTGAAACGTCGAGATGGCTCTGCTCCCGAGTCTGCTTCTACTGCAAAAGCCCCTGCAAAAGCCCCTGCAAAAGCCGCTATGTCTACCTCTGAAACGGCGGCGAATAACTTGGACTTTGACCCAGCAAGGAACAGCAGTGATAGGTTGGCAGAATCTCGGTACCGAACCATGGAAGCTCAGCGTAGGTCTGATGACTACGGTGAAACAGCAAAGACCAACGCAGAAGTTGAAGCTAGGAACAAGCTGACGGACAAAGACTTTAATTCTTTGGGGAACATCCAACGCCGTAAAGCCGCCGTAGATACCGTGAAAAGCATTCCTTCTGCTATTGGGGACTACGTAAGTAGCCTTGGGGCACGAGAGCAAAAACACGGAACGTACGTAAAAGACGGCAAAGTGGTGAAGTACGCCAAAGGTGGCTCGGTCTCTAGCGCTTCCAGCCGTGGCGATGGTTGTGCGCAACGGGGCAAAACCAAAGGCCGTTATCTATGATAGCCTCTCGCGGCATGGGTGATATCAACCCATCCAAGATGCCCGGCGCGAAGAAAAAAGCGCGTCGGGATAACACCGACTTCACGCAATATGCTGAGGGCGGTAAGGTCAATGCTGCGGGGAACTACACCAAGCCGAGTCTGCGTAAACGCATCCTGTCTCAAGTGAAGGCTGCGGCTACGCAAGGTACAGGCGCTGGACAGTGGTCAGCCCGTAAAGCGCAGCTTGTAGCTAAGAAGTACAAGGCTGCTGGTGGAGGATATCGTGATTGAACACACTAAAGACTGTCTGCTTGAAGAAGCCGGTCAATGCACTTGCGATGCAATGACTGACAAAGAAATTGATGCTGAACTACTTGAAAAAGAGGACGCAAAAGAGTGAAAGCGCCGCAGCAATCCCTGAAAAATTGGGGCGACCAGAAATGGCGCACTAAGTCAGGGAAGCCGTCGTCAAAAACAGGTGAGCGTTACCTCCCTGAAGCTGCTATAAAGTCCTTGTCTCCATCCGAGTACGCTGCGACCACCAAAGCAAAACGCGCTGGTAAAGCAGCAGGTAAACAGTTTGTAGCCCAGCCCAAGAGCATTGCAAAGAAAACAGCAGGTTTTAGATAATGGCCAATACCTCCGGCTCCACAGCTTTCAACCTTGACCTCACCGAGTTGGTCGAGGAGGCTTTTGAGCGGGCCGGAAGCGAACTGCGTACGGGCTATGACATGCGCACTGCGCGGCGCAGCCTCAACATCATGTTCGCCGACTGGGCCAACCGGGGCATCAACCTGTGGACGATTGAGCCGGGCACGATTACCTTGGTGCAGGGGCAGAACACCTACGCCCTGCCAGACGACACGATTGACTTGCTGGAGCACGTCATCCGCACGGATGCCAACAGCACTTCCAACCAGTCTGACCTGACCATCACCCGCATCAGTGTTTCTACCTACGCAACTATTCCGAACAAGCTGACCCAAGCGCGGCCTATCCAGCTTTGGATTCAACGGTACAACGGGCAGACTTCCGTAGTAGGGTTAACCCTAGCTACCACAATCACGAGCACTAGCACCGAAATCACCTTGAGCTCCACAGTGGGCCTGCCCGCTTCGGGGTTCATCAAGATTGACTCCGAGACCATCAACTACGGCTACATAGTAGGGAATACCCTATATAGCTGTTTCCGTGGGCAGAACAACACCACCGCTGCGGCGCATACTGCCGGGGCTACTGTCTACTGGCAACAGCTTCCTGCCATCACCGTCTGGCCTACACCCGACAACGCACAGACCTACACGTTCGCTTACTGGCGCCTGCGCCGCACCCAAGATGCTGGTGGTGGGGTGAACATCATGGACGTGCCGTTCCGGTTTATCCCTTGCATGGCAGCGGGGTTGGCGTTCTATATCGCAGGCAAGATTCCTACAGGCATGGAGCGACTGCCTATGCTCAAGCAGCAATACGATGAGACTTGGGAGCTTGCAGCCTACGAAGACCATGAGAAAGCGGCCCTACGTTTGGTGCCGCGACAGACCTATATCGGGCGGTAGTCATGGGCAATAGATTCGCTTCTGGCAAGAATGCAATCTCCGAATGTGACCGTTGCGGGCAGCGGTTTAAGTTGAAGGTTCTGCGTACAGAAATCATCAAGACGAAGAACTACAATCTGCTAGTATGTCCAGCATGTTGGGACCCTGACCAACCGCAGCTACAGCTAGGTATGTTTCCTGTAGATGACCCACAGGCTTTGCGTAACCCGCGTCCTGACCGTAGCTATGTGGCTTCTGGCTTAGATACGTTGGGATACCCCAGTGGGGGTAGTAGGGACATCCAGTGGGGCTGGAATCCTATTGGTGGAGCTAGTAGTTCTGATGTGGGTCTGACCCCCAACTACTTGGTCGGAACTACGAGTGTTGGTACGGTAACAGTAACGGTTTCATAGGAGTCCATGATGGCTAAAGAAGACATGAAAAGTGATATGGCGCAAGACAAGGCCATGGTTAAAAAAGCGTTCAAGCAGCACGATGCCCAAAAGCATAAAGGCAGCAAGAGCACTTCGTTGAAACTGAAAAAGGGTGGCCCTACGTCTGAAGACCGTATGCGCCTTGGTCGTAACCTGTCTCGTGCAGCTAGCCAGAAAACGGGGTAAATCATGGCATACAGTATGAAAAAAGGCGGCAAGGAAGTTGGCCAAGCCAGCGTCTACGCGCCTCCACACACGATGGATGGCAAGGCGATGAAGATTGCTGCAAGCCCCGGCAAAGAACCCAACCGCAGCAAGCTCGACACTGCTGATATCAGCGTTGGTCAGTACAGCAAGTCCGCTGGCAATGAGCCTGCCAAGACCAGCGGTATCAAAGTCCGTGGTACAGGCGCAGCCACTAAAGGCTTGATGGCACGAGGCCCGATGGCATGAACTATTCTGAGCTTTCGGCGGCGATACAGACTTACACGGAAAACAATTTTCCGACGATTACCCTTGCGGATTCGTCTACGGTCTCGTCTACGACTCAGATTAATCGCATCATCCAGCAAGCGGAGCAGCGCATCTACAACTCGGTGCAGTTCCCCTCGTTGCGCAAGAACGTGACGGGGACTATCACGTCAGGCAATAAATACCTGTCCTGTCCCAATGACTTCTTGTCGTCGTACTCCTTGGCTATCTTTTCTGGTTCCGGCCCATACACATTCCTGCTCAACAAGGATGTGAACTTCATGCGTGAGGCATACCCTACGCCAACTGACACAGGAACGCCCAAGTACTACGCTTTGTTTGGCCCGACAGTTTCCGGTTCAACCATCAGCAACGAACTGTCGTTCATCCTTGGCCCCACGCCTGATGCGACATACTCCGCTGAACTGCACTACTACTATTACCCTGAGTCCATCGTGACTGCCTCCACCACTTGGTTGGGCGATAACTTTGATACGGTCTTGCTTTATGGTTCGCTGGTTGAGGCGTATACATTCATGAAAGGTGAAGCCGACTTGGTTGCGTTGTATGACGGCAAGTACAAGGAAGCCCTTGCATTGGCTAAACGTCTGGGTGACGGTCTGGAGCGTCAGGACGCTTACCGCAGTGGTCAGTATAGACAGGCGGTTACATGAGCAGTATTGTCCAGACACAGACCACCAGCTTCAAGACGGAGTTGTATCAGGGTATCCACGACCTGTCTACGGACACTATCAAGATTGCTTTGTACACTGCCAACGCTAACTTGAACGCGGACACCACGGTCTATTCAACTTCCAATGAAGTAGTGGCCTCTGGCTACACGGCAGGTGGCAACACGTTGACTGGGGGGTCTATCAACTCTTCAGGCTACACGGCCTATGTGAACTGGGCAAACACGTCTTGGACGGCTGCGGTTACGGCCCGATGCGCTTTGATTTACAACGCCTCGCAGGGCAACAAATCCATTGCAGTGATTGACTTCGGGGCAGACAAAACCTCGACCACGACCTTTACAATCACCATGCCCTCCAACACTTCCACCACTGCACTTATCAGGAGTTCAAATTGATTGTCACTACGACCAAAGGCGAGATGGATGATTCCTTGCTAGAGCATCGTTCTGGCGAGGTGGACAATGACAATGAGTTCACTACGTGGACGGAATACTGGCTGGATGGTGAGTTGGTGCACCGGTCTGTACATGTGACCTTAAAAAAACCAGCCGTCTTTGGTGGCGGCGAAACAGCTTCTTTTGCTTAAAGGATAAATCATGGCAAATTCTCAATCGATGTGTACCTCGTTCATGGGCGAGTTGATGACAGCAACGCACAACTTTGGCACTGCGCCTATTCGTGCGGCTTCTACTGCGGATACCTTCAGGGGTGCTTTGTACTTGGCTTCCGCCACTGTCAACGCCTCAACCACTGTGTATTCAGCAACAGGTGAGGTGTCAGGCTCAGGATATTCTGCTGGGGGTGTAGTCGTAACAAACGCAACAGCCCCAATTGCCACCAATTCATCAGCAACTGCTGGTGTAGCCTACTGGACACCCTCCGCCAGTTTGACATACACCTCAGTGACTTTGACCACAGCGTTTGATGCCGTTTTGATTTACAACGCATCGCAAAGCAACAAAGCGGTGAGCGTTCACACGTTTGGTTCGCAGACCATTACGGCTGGCACTTTCACCCTGACAATGCCTGTGAACAATACCACCACAGCACTGTTGCGTTTGGCTACAACCTAAGCGGAGGCGGCGTAGGCCGTAAGCCATGTTTGGTATATCCGCATACGCGCAGTCACCATATGCCGCTCTTGGCGAGAATGTAGTCGTTGTCGCCCTGACGGGCGTGGCTGCGTCTGGGAATGTTGGGTCTGTAACAGAGGCAAGCACGGTCGCCCTAACAGGTGTTTTAGCCGCTGGCAATGTAGGTACGGTTGTTGCCACAGGTTCACAGGCGATAACAGGAAACGAGGCGGCAGGAAGCGTTGGAACGGTTGTACAAAGTATTTCCGTTGCTCTGACTGGGGTTCTCTGTTCGCCGGATGTTGGCGGGGTAGATGAAACCAATCTGCCTGAGATACAAGAAGTCCACGCCAACGGTGAAGTTGGTACGCCTGTAGCGGAGCTGACGCTTGCTTTATCTGGGGTTGCAGCTTCGGGGGCGGTTGGTACAGTAACCAACGGTGGTGTAGAGGTTGCTCTGGCAGGCGTAGAGGCTTCCGGCTTTGCTGGAACGATGCTCTACAACGAGTCGGATGTAACAACCGGCGATATGGCGGTAGGCGAAGTTGGCGCAGTAGGGCCTGTAATTTCGGTTGCTTTGACGAGTGTCACAGCTTCCGGCGCGGTTGGTGCGGTAGAGTTTGCGCAGGTTGCGTTCTTAACTGGGGACGAGGCGGCGGGTCTTGTTGGTACGGTTGGCCCTGTAGTAACTGTGGCGTTGTCTGGGGTTCGAGCTACAGGCTCGGTTGGAAGTGTAATTGCCGTGTATTGGAAGTTGATAGATGACAGCCAAGACGCAAACTGGCAAAATATAGATGATTCCGAGACCGCAGGTTGGGCACTGATAGATAACACAGAGACATCCAACTGGTCTTTGGTTGAAACGGCTTAAGGATACACATGGCTTTTGTACTTGCAGACCGGGTAAAAGAAACTACCACCACGACGGGTACGGGGACAGTCACGCTTGCTGGAGCATCGGCTGGGTATCAGTCCTTTTCAGCCATTGGCAACGGTAATACAACGTATTACACAATTGCAGCCCAAACCGGCACAGAGTGGGAAGTTGGTATTGGAACCTACACCTCGTCAGGAACCACGCTTTCCCGCACCACGGTGCTGTCCTCCAGCAACTCTGGCTCCTTGGTCAACTTCTCCGCTGGTACGAAAGACGTATTCGTCACTTATCCTGCCGAGTTCACAGCTAACGCTATTGGCGGCGGTGTTGGTGCAGTTCTTCTTAACGCAGACACAGTTACTGCTAATGGAACAATTTCCACAGGGCAAAACGGTTTGAGCGTGGGGCCAGTCACCCTAGCATCGGGTGTATCCATCACAGTTTCCAGCGGTCAACGCTGGTTGGTCTTATAAGGACAGAACATGTCAAGCATTTCCGCAGGAACCACATCCAGCACCGCGCTGGTTGCTACAGCCGACACCACTGGCGCATTGCAATTAAAAACCAACAACGGGACAACTGCGCTCACACTGGATACTTCGCAGAACGCTACGTTTGCTGGCTACGCCAACCTGCCAAACACCTTTGGTTTCAAGAACCGCATCATCAACGGCGCGATGGTGATTGACCAGCGCAATGCTGGGGCGAGTGTTACTCCGACAAATGCACAATTTACAGTAGATAGATGGCGTTTCTTTTTGAGCCAAACATCTAAATTAACGACACAACAAAATCAAGGTTCTGTAACACCACCAGCGGGATTTGCAAAATATATTGGTATTACTTCTTCGTCTGCCTATACTGTTGGAGCATCCGAACAATTTTCTTTGCTGACTAGTTTTGAATCTTCCAATATATATGATTTTGCATGGGGAACTGCAAATGCAAAACCAGTAACGCTTTCTTTTTGGGTTTACAGTTCACTGACTGGTACTTTTGGCGGCGCTGTTCGTAATTGGGCGTATACATATTCATACCCTTTTACCTACACAATTTCTTCCGCAAATACTTGGACATTTATTACTGTCAATATTACTGCGCCCACCGCTGGTACTTGGGTTATGGACGCAAGTAACAATGGCGCAATAGAATTGTTATTTGGTCTTGGAACCGGAGCGACTGTCAGTGGAACAGCAGGCGCATGGGCATCAGCAAACTACCAATCCGCTACAGGCGCAACCAGCGTAGTCGGAACAAACGGAGCCACGTTCTACATCACAGGCGTACAGCTAGAAAAAGGCAGCACAGCCACATCGTTTGATTACCGTTCGTATGGGACTGAGTTAGCTTTGTGTCAGCGGTATGCGTGGAAATATGGCGGGCTTGGCTCAGATATTTTTGGCGCTGGCCCCGGACTTTATGCAGATGGAAACGAAATTATCTTTGGGCCTGTAATGTGCCCTGTGTTGATGCGGACAACGCCGAGCCTGACTGTATACGGAACCCCAATAGTAAAATCTAATGGGGGCGCTACTACAGGATGGACAGTTACTATTGCTAGTGCAACTGCGCAAATGCCATTTGTTAGGATGTCAAAAACAAGTCATGGACTTACAGCAACCGTTACAACAAATCTGAATTTTAGCTCTACATCTGACTATTTAATTTTTTCTGCGGAGTTGTAAATGTACAAACTAATTAACAACCCACTTGGCGCAGTAAATGTTGTTTTGCGTATTGCAGATAACACCAGCATCCCCTTTGCGCCCGATAACACCGACTACCAGCAATACCTAGCATGGCTTGCTGCTGGCAACACACCTGAACCAGCGGATACACCAGCATGACCACAACAATCAACGCCAGCAACAGCGGTAGCGGCGGCTTAATCCAAACCGCAGATGCCTCGGGAGTCCTTGCCCTGCAAACGGCAGGAACCACAGCGGTCACCATAGACACAAGCCAAAACGCCACGTTCAACAGCACAGGCGCATTGACGCTACCCAAAGGAACTACTGCACAGCGCCCTGCAAGCACTACTACAGGGCAATTTCGTTACAACACAACCACGGGTCTTGTTGAGGTATACGCAGGTTCTGGTTGGGTTCCTGTTGGTGACCAAACAGCTACCTACACGGTAAATTATTTGGTTGTTGCTGGCGGCGGAGGGGGCAGCGGAGGTTCCGGTGGTGGTGGCGCTGGCGGTTATTTAGCTACATCCGCTACTGTTACTGGTGGAACTGCCTATACAGTAACTGTTGGCGCAGGTGGGGCGGCTCAACCCCCAGCAAGCAGTCCGGGAGATAACGGTAGTAATTCAGTATTTGGTAGTTTCGCCACTGCTATTGGCGGTGGTGGGGGTAGCTCCGGTACTGGTGTTGCTGGCGGTTCTGGCGGCGGAGGAAGAGGCGGTAACGCTGGAGGCGCTGGGACTACCGGACAAGGAAATGCAGGTGGCGCTGGAGGTGGTGGTAATGCGTGTGGCGGCGGCGGGGGCGCTTCAGCGGCTGGTAATAGTGGTTCCGGTTCTACTGGTGGAAATGGTGGCGCTGGAACAGCAAGCAGCATATCTGGCGCTAGTGTTACTTATGCTGGTGGGGGCGGGGGCGCGGGCGCGGGTAATAACGGCGGTACAGGCGGCGCAGGCGGTGGCGGCACATATCCAGCGGCAGGCACTGTAAATACTGGCGGGGGTGGCGGCAGTACTTGGAATACAAATCTAGGTAGCTCT